ATTGGAAATATGCTGATGAAATGAGTGCTGGCAACAACGCAGACAGTGTTAATACTGCAGAAACAGCTTTAACAAACGGTGTAGGCACAACAGCTAATGGAGTATCAAGCGGAATGTCAGAAGGTAATTTAGTAGGTGATGCACCGTATAGCACAGCAAATGCAATAAGTTCAAATATGAGTGTATTAGCAAAAGGAACTGATCCAGCTGACATACCATCGTAAAAAAATATTAACTTTGTAAAAAACAAAAAAATGGCAACAACTTATGTAGTAATTAACCTATCTGACACGAACTCAGTTTTATTCAGTCAGGTGAACCAATCTTCTGCTCAAACAATGAGAAGAAATGTAGCAAATACTGAAGGTGTTTTATCCTTCCAGGTAGAGCCTTCTTTTATCACTAACGGGTCATTAGTTCCAGTAGGAACCTATACTCACGAAGAGATATTAGTTTTACTAGCTACTCCAGAATGGACACCAGCTGATCCTGAGTAGTGACTTATAGAAGAAAAATAACCACAAAGAGACCTGGGGTACATTCTAAGAATGCATCCAAAGGGCAGACGGGATACAAACCAAAATATCGTGGTCAAGGCAAGTAATATGGAAGAACCTCTCTTGATAGCTTTGATTTCAGCACTTGGAGTCAAGGAGATATGGAATATAATTAAGAAGAAGATAGACATCTCTGCTCAAAAAGAAGATGACCAAATAGGAAGACTTACAGAGAAAATATCAAGTTTAGAAGTAAAGATAGATGAGCTTATACAAGAGAATATGAATCTAAAAGTGAAACTAGCTAAGATGGAAGAAAGAATATTATTAACGGCTAAAAACAGAATCAAAAAATGAAACTATCTAAGAACTTATCTCTTTCTGAAATGCTGAAAAGCGGAACTGCTGAAAGAAAGGGAATAGAAAACATTCCAACAGAAGAACACATAGAAAATATGAAGGTATTGGCCGAGAACATATTTCAGCCGATTAGAGAGCACTTTAACGTTCCTTTTAGCATTAGTAGTGGTTACCGTTCAGAAACTCTTAACAAGGCCATTGGAGGCGCTCATAAGTATATAGACGGTAAGTACGTAGCCACTTCACAACATTGCAAAGGAGAGGCAATTGATTTAGATAGGGATTATGCCAATGCTCCAAACAACGCAGAAGTATTTCACTTCATTAAAGATAATTTGAATTTTGACCAATTAATTTGGGAGTTTGGAACAGATGAAAACCCTTCTTGGGTACACGTTAGTTACAGCACAACTCGAACACAAAGAAACAGAATATTAGTGGCATACAAAGACGACAACAACAAGACTAAGTATAAAATCTATGGAAGATAAAATAAATCAGCTTTTGCAAGGTCAGGCTGTAATGCAGAATCAGTTGGAGCAAATAAGCAAGCAAAAGAACGATCACGAAAAAAGAATTCGCAGTTTAGAAAAAAAGTTTTGGACATCCATAGCGGTAATAGTAACAGGAATAGGAACATTTATAGAAGGTTTATTTTTAGGAAGATGATAGAAGAAAAGACGGAATTTCAAAAAATGTTAGAGAGGTTAGAGTCTCAAGCGGTTCCAGAAAGAACTTGTAGTATTGACGATGAAACTTGTGAAAGCTGTTCGGGATGAAAAAGAAATTAAAAGATACTGGAATAGGTAAATTCTTAAAAGAAAAAGCTCCTGGAGTACTGGATAAAATAGGAGACATCTTGCCGTCCAATGGAACGCTTGGAATTATTAAAAATATAATTAGTCAAGAACCGGATTTAACTCCTCAAGAAAAAGAAGCTCTTCACCAGCAAGTAGTAGAACTCTACAAGTTAGAGGTAGAAGACAGAGATTCGGCTAGAAACAGAGAGGTTGAATTAGCAAAAGCAAATCGCTTTGATTTTATGTTTAATTTAACAGGTTTGGTTGGCCTTTCTTGTTTTTCCTTCTTGGTTTATGCCATTGTTTATTTAGAAATACCAGCCCATAATAAAGAGATTTGGATTCATTTAATCGGGGTGACAGAGGGAATTGTTTTGAGTATAATTGGTTATTTTTATGGTTCGTCAGCATCACGAAGAAAATGATTATCTTTGTAAAATAAATTAAATCAAATGAAATTAGAAGAAAAAGAATTAAAATCTTTGAGAGATTTGAACTCGGAGTTTCAATCACTTAAAGTGCAATTAGGAGAGCTGTCAATACAGAAAAATTCAGTTATTAAAAGAGTAGATTTAATAAGGGTTGAATTTGAATCTCTTGAAAACGAATTAATAAAGAAATACGGAGAAAACTCTGTAATTAATTTAGAACACGGAACAATAACACAAAATGGCGAAAATAAGTAACACTACCACCTATCCCACCAAAGCAACTCCTGTAAGTGCAGATTATGTAATAGGAACAGATGCTTCTTCAAAAGAAACAAAGACTTTTACTTTACAAAGTATAGCAAATCTTTATGGTGGTTCAGGGTCAGGAACAGTTACTAGTGTTGGGTTGGATGGTGGCACAACGGGTCTTACTATAGCAAGTGACACTGTTAATCCAATTACCGCAAATGGAACATTTACCCTAGGCGGTACTTTAGGAGTAGCAAATGGAGGAACAGGTTTAACATCTTTAGCAGAAGGCAGTATTATAATAGGAGACTCTTCAAGTTCTATATCTGCTTTAAGTATAGGAACCGACACTTATGTTTTAACATCTAACGGAACTACAGCATCGTGGGCTGCCGCTGCTAGTGGTGGAGGAATAACTTTTTCTGGATCAACAACTAATGGTTTAGCTACTTATTCTAACTCTGCTACAGCAAATGTTTCTTCAGTATTCACTGTATTGGGCGATAAATTATCTGCACCAGCAGGTACACTTGCTAATCCTTCTATAGAAGTAGGAACAGTAGGAGGTTTATATGCCGCTTCAGGAGGGTTGTTATTAGCACATAACGGAGCTAACGCTATAGGTGTTTCAAGTGCATCTGTTGTTAACTACAAACTAACTCAATTTAATGCTGGATTAAAGTTTGGTTCTGCNGGAAGTACTTTAGANACATACACAGAAGCTACTTGGTCAGGCGGCCCTACAGTTTCTTTTAGTGTTGGTGGTTCTGCCTCACTTAGTACTTCTTCAGGAAGTTATAGAGTTATAGGGGATATGGTATTTGCTTATTTTTCTCTTACCTTTGGATCAGGCAGCATAGGTTACGGGTCAGTTGATATAAGTTTACCTGTAAGTGGGTTGGCTGGAACTGGGTCTATAAACTTTTCAAAAATGAATAGTAACGTAGGAAATTCTCCAGTAAGTACACCAGTGACTGGCGATATACTAACAAATTCATCTAATATTAGATTAAAATCTTTTAACTACGATCAAGACAGCGGATCGCACGTTTCTGGTCAATTATTTGAATTAGTAGATTCAGCAGGACAACCAATATTTCAAAATGGAGACATTGTATCAGGAACAATAATATATAGAAAACAATAAAAATGGCAATAACAAAACAAACAGAATCTGCATCCATAGAGGTTGTAGGTCAATTTAAAGAAATAAATTACAAAGAAAAAGTAAAAGTGTTGGAAGATGGGGTTTTAATATCTGAGTCTTTAAACGGAACTTGTTATCCACCTACAACAGATGTTGCTACTTTAAATTCAGAAGTTGCTGCAATTGCTAATGTTGTTTGGACTCAATCTGTGAAAGATGCATATAGTGCTGCATTTCCTGTAGAGCCACTTCCGTAAAGCTTACTAAAATCAAATGAAATGGAAATTAGAAAAATATCAGTTGGTCCTGATTATAAGTCTGGGGCAATGCACTACCTTATTGGACAAGATGTTCTAGGAGGTAATTATACCATACACCATATAAGACAAGAAAAAAATTGTTTTAAAATATGGATTATTAGGGAAAATGAAATTGTTCTTTGGAAAAGTTTTAATGCAACTATTCCAGTTTCTATAGAATATAATATCAACTTTTAGTATGAAGTCACCTTTTGGTTTTATTGTAACTCCGGTTAATGACACCAGGTACGATAATGTTAAAAAAATAGGAGGCATAGACTTTATTACTAGCTCCTCTAAAGAAGACCATACCGTCTCAAATCGTTTTGCTAATGTAGTGGCAACACCACTAAACTACAAAGGAGAGGTAAAGACAGGGGACATATTAGTAGTACATCATAATGTATTTAAATACTATAACGATATGAAAGGTCGAGAGAGAAGTGGCAGAAGTTTTTTAAAAGACAATCTATTTATAGTAGAGCCCAATCAGTTTTTTATGTACAAACAAAATGGAGAATGGAAGTCTCATTTAGATTATTGCTTTGTTAAACCGTCTTCCAAGGAGGAGTCTGTTATATTTAATAGCGATAAGTATCAAGCTCTTACAGGGACTATTGAGATAACTAATTCCGAGTTAACTTCTTTAGGTGTAAAAACAGGAGATAAAGTTTGTTTTAAACCAGAGTCAGAATATGAGTTTAAAATAGATGACAAAACGCTTTATAGAATGAAGTCTAAAAATATAACGATGATGTTATGAGTAAAGAAATAAAATTAAAAATAATAAAAGCAGGCAGAGCAGCGGTAGAACAATTAATAAAAGTAGCTCAAGAAAAAATTATTAAGCCTGATCCAGATGACGATATAGCAGCAGATAGATTAAAGAACGCAGCAGCTACTAAAAAGCTAGCAATATTTGATGCGTTTGAAATACTTAATCGTATTGATGCGGAAGAAGAGGCTTTAAATAGTGTAAATAAAACAAGCAGTAACCAAGGTTTTGCAGAGAGAAGGTCTAAATAAAGTTTTACAAGATGTTGTTCCAAGAACAGCAATGGCTAAAAAAAACAAGGCCAAAAACTGGGAATATGGATACAATGAAAAGTATGATATTGTTGTTATTTCCAAAGATGGAACACTAGGTGATATATACGAAGTTCAAGGCTTAAGAATTGGCTTACCTAAAACTCCTTCTAAGTATTATTCTAATGAAGAAAAATGTTGGCAACCATTTGAATATCCAAAATCATTATCTAAAATAAAATCCATATTTCAATGGAATGAAATGTCTTCTGACTTTAAAGACGCTTGGGTAAGTTATATTGAACAGGAGTTTGATAGGAGAGAAGAAGGTTTTTGGTTTAATAATAATGGTAATCCTACTTATATTACAGGAACGCATTATTGTTATTTGCAATGGACCAAGATTGATGTAGGTCATCCTGAGTTTAGAGAAGCTAATAGAATATTCTTTTTGTTTTGGGAAGCTTGTAAAGCAGATAAAAGAAGTTTTGGAATGTGTTACTTAAAGATAAGACGTTCTGGTTTTTCATTTATGGGGTCATCTGAAACTGTAAATACAGCTACGATATCTAAAGATGCTAGAGTAGGGGTATTATCGAAAACTGGAACAGATGCTAAAAAAATGTTTACAGATAAAATAGTTCCTATCTCTAATAACTACCCTTTCTTTTTTAAGCCCATCCAAGATGGTATGGATAAGCCAAAAACAGAATTATCTTATCGTGTTCCAGCAAGTAAGATTACTAAGCGTAATATGTATATATCTGACAATCAAGAACTTGAAGGTTTGGATACCACAATAGATTGGCGAAATACTTCTGACAACTCTTATGATGGAGAAAAATTACAATTATTAATACACGATGAAAGTGGTAAATGGGAGAAGCCTGAGAACATACTTAATAATTGGCGTGTTACAAAGACTTGTTTGAGATTAGGAAGCAAAGTTATTGGAAAGTGTATGATGGGCTCTACCTCTAATGCGCTGGATAAAGGTGGTGCTAATTTTAAGAAATTATATTATGACTCTGATGCTAAGTCAAGGAATGCTAATGGCCAAACTAAATCAGGCTTGTATTCTTTATTTATTCCTATGGAATGGAATTTTGAGGGATATATAGATAAGTATGGTATGCCTGTTTTAAAAACTCCAGACAAACCTATTAAAGGCAACGATGGTGAGTACATTACTACAGGGGCTATAAACTATTGGGAGAATGAAGTTGACTCTTTGAAAAATGATGCGGATGCATTAAATGAGTTTTATAGACAATTTCCAAGAACTGAGTCTCACGCATTTAGAGATGAGAGCAAACAGTCTTTGTTTAACTTAACTAAAATATACCAACAGATAGATTACAATGACGGGTTAATGAAGGCTAAGTATTTAACTAGAGGTAGTTTTCATTGGGAGAATGGAATAAAGGATTCTAGAGTAATATGGACTCCAAATAAGACAGGGAGGTTTTTAGTTAGTTGGATACCTAAATACGAATTGCAAAATAAAAAACAACTTAGAAACGGAAAGTATTACCCTGGAAACGAGCACCTTGGCTCATTTGGCTGTGATAGTTACGACATTTCAGGAACGGTTGGTGGAAAAGGATCTAATGGTGCTTTGCACGGAATGACTAAATTTAATATGGATGATGCTCCAAGTAATGAGTTTTTTTTAGAATATGTAGCTAGACCTCAAACAGCAGAGATATTTTTTGAAGAAGTGTTGATGGCTTGTGTGTTTTATGGTATGCCAATCCTTTGTGAAAATAATAAACCAAGACTTTTGTATCATTTTAAAAATAGAGGTTATCGAGGCTTTTCTACCAACAGACCCGATAAAAGCTTTAACAAACTGTCTAAGACAGAAAGAGAATTAGGTGGCATACCTAATACTTCAGAAGATGTTAAGCAGTCTCACGCATCTGCTATTGAGTCTTACATAGAGAAATATGTTGGGCTAGATATGGTTAGTGAGTTTAGAGAAATGGATGAGATGGGGTCAATGTATTTTACTAGAACTCTAGAAGATTGGGCTCGTTTTGATATTAATAAAAGAACTAAATTTGATGCTTCGATTAGCTCTGGTTTAGCTATAATGGCTAATCAAAAACATTTGTACACTCCTGTCAAAAAAGAGTCAAAAATAAGCATTAACTTTGCAAGATATGCTAACAAGGGGAATATAAGCGAATTACTGAAATAAATGAAAGACGTTGAATTATTAATAAACCCCGCAGGTTTTCCAGATCAATTTGCCACTGATGCTGATAAAGCAACAATGGAATATGGATTACAGGTAGGTCAGGCCATTCAATATGAGTGGTTTAGAAAAGGTGGAGGCAGCTGTAGATATTATAGCCAACTTCAATCTTTTAATCAATTAAGGAGATATGCAAGAGGTGAACAATCTGTTGCTAAATACAAAAACGAATTAGCTGTTGATGGCGACTTATCTTACCTCAACCTAGATTGGACTCCAGTTCCAATACTCCCTAAGTTTGTGGACATTGTTGTTAATGGAATGTCAAACAGATTATTTCACGTTAAGGCATATGCTCAAGACGCTTTATCTAGTGAGCACAGAAACAAATACCAAAAGTTAGTAGAAAGAGATATGTTGAATAAAGACATCTTTGCTGACTTTCAAGAGTCCTTTGGTATTAATCCATTTATGACAGATGTAGAAGAGCTTCCAGAAAATAATGAGGAGCTTGAGTTACATATGCAATTAAAATATAAGCCATCTATTGAGATTGCTGAAGAAGAGGCTATTAATACAGTTTTAGAAGAAAATCATTATCAAGACATTAAGAAAAGAATTGATTATGATATGACTGTTCTTGGTGTTGGTATGGCTAAACACCAGTTTTTACCAGGGAGTGGTGTTCAAGTAGATTATGTAGACCCAGCTAACGTGGTATATAGCTATACGGAAGACCCACATTTTAAAGATTGTTTTTATTGGGGAGAAGTTAAAACACTTCCAATAGCTGAGTTAATTAAGATTGATCCTGACTTAACTAGGGAGGATATGAAGAAAATATCTCAATATAGTCAGACTTGGTATGATTCTTACAATGTAAATAGATTTTATGAGAATAGTTTGTTTTTTAAAGACACAGCTACACTTATATATTTTAATTATAAGACTACTAAAAAGTTTGTGTATAAGAAAAAGATATTAGAAGGCGGTGGAGAGAGAATGATTGAAAAGGATGACACTTTCAACCCACCAGAAGAAATGATGAAGGAGGGTAAGTTTGAGAGAGTTGAAAAAACTATTGAAGTTTGGTACGAAGGTATAATGGTGGCTGGTTCCAATATTATGTTAAAGTGGGAGTTAGCTGAGAATATGGTTAGACCAAAGTCAGCTTCTCAACACGCAATGCCTAACTACGTGGCTTGTGCTCCAAGAATGTACAAAGGAAATATTGAGTCTTTAGTTAGAAGAATGATTCCTTTTGCTGACCAAATTCAAATAAGCCACTTGAAGCTGCAGCAGGTAGTTGCTAAGATGGTTCCAGATGGTGTGTTTATAGACGCAGATGGATTGAGTGAAGTAGATTTAGGAACGGGACAAGCATACAATCCGGAAGATGCATTAAGACTATACTTCCAAACGGGTAGTGTAATTGGAAGAAGTTACACTCAAGATGGAGAGTTTAATAATGCTAGAGTTCCAATACAGCAATTAAACACTAGCAGTGGTCAATCTAAGATGGCTGCACTAATAGGAAATTATAATCACTACTTAGGAATGATTAGAGCAGTAACTGGCTTAAATGAGGCTAGAGATGGTTCAACGCCTGATCCAAACGCGTTAGTTGGTGTTCAGAAGTTAGCAGCTCTTAATTCTAATACAGCTACTAGACATATACTAGAAGGTAGTTTATATATTAGCAGAACACTTGCAGAAGGTTTGTCGTTAAGAATAGCTGATTTATTAGAGTATGCTGACTTCAAAGAAGAATTTGCTAATCAAATAGGTAAATACAACGTAAAAAGAATAGAAGATATTAAAGACTTATATCTATATGACTTCGGTATATTTATTGAAGTAGCTCCTGACGAAGAAGAAAAAGCAATGTTAGAACAAAATGTTCAAATGGCTTTATCTAAAAATGATATTAGTTTAGAGGACGCTATTGACATTAGAGAGGTTAGAAACTTAAAGATGGCTAATCAGTTATTAAAGCTTAAGAGAAAAAGAAAGCAAGATGCTGATAGAGAAGCTGCTGCGATGCAACAACAGATGACTGCACAAACTCAGTTCCAATCTCAAAAGATGGCTTCGGATGCTGCGATGCAAAAGATACAGTTACAAGGGGAGATGAAAATGAGAGAGAAACAAGCAGAAGTAGCTTTTGAAATAGAGAGGTTAAAAAACGAAGCTGCTCTTAAGCAGCAACTAATGACATATGAGTTCCAACTTAATATGCAATTAAAAGGAGTTGAGGAATCGGCTATTAATACAAGAGAAACTCAAAGAGAAGAAGCTAAGTCTGAAAGAATAAGCCAACAAAATACTGAGCAATCAAAGTTGATTCAACAGAGGCAAGAAAAATTACCTCCAGTTAACTTTGAATCAAAAGAAGATAGTTTAGACGGGTTCGATTTAGCAGAGTTTGAACCTCGATAAAATAAAAAAAATAATTAGTAACTTTGCATAAAAATCAAATCAAATGGAAATTAAAGTAAAAGAATACGACTCTGGACCTCAGAAGTCAAAAGCACAGGTAGAGGAAGAGTTGTTACAAAAGCACGAAGCCGAAGTAAGCGGTGAGAGTGTAGAAGAGAATAAGGTAGAAGCAGTTAAGATAGGTGAATCTAAAACAGAAGAACCTATTAAAGCTGAAGAACCAATTAAAGAAGAACCTGTAGTGGAAGAAAAGCCACAAATGGGTGAACAAGAAGTTCTTTCATTTATTAGAGAGAAATACAGTAAGGAAGTTAATTCTATTGATGACCTACTTGCTAAAAGAGAGCAAGAAGAGTTACCATCAGATGTAGCGACTTACTTACAGTATAAAAAAGAGACTGGTCGTGGATTTGAAGACTTTGCTAAAATCAATAAAGATTATAGTAAAGAAAGTCCTGATCAAGTATTATCTATGTATTATTCAGAAGTTGAAGAAGGCTTAGACAAGGAAGAAATAGATTATTTACTTAATTCTAGATTCGGAACTGANCCTGAAGTTGANTCGGAAGATGAAATNAAAAAGAAAAGCATAGATAAGAAAAAAGANCTTGCAAAGGCTTTAAAACACTTTGAAGGTCAAAAAGAAAAATANAAAGTTCCTGTTGAGTCAATGGGCGCTACGTTTTCTGATGAAGACCANCAGAGGTTTAAAGCTTATCAAGAACAAGTGGAGAAATCCAAGGAAACTGAAGGATTAATGCGAAAGCGGTCTGAAAGTTTNCAGGAGAACACCAATAAATTGTTTACTGAAGAATTTAAAGGTTTTAAGTTTAACATCAGTGATAAAGAATATGTTTATTCTCCTGGCGATTTCAACGAACTAAAGAAGTCTCAATCTGACATTATGAACTTTGTATCAAAGTTTACTAATAATCAAGGAGAGATATCGGATGTAGTTGGATATCACAAGTCGTTGTCAATGGCAATGAATCCTGAAAAGTTCGCAAAGTATTTTTACGAGCAAGGGGTGGCATCAGCTGTTAATGAGTCTGCTAAAAAATCTAAAAATATAAACTTAGATATGAGGCAAACTCCGCAGGTGACATCTAAACAAGGATTTAGTGTTAAGGCTACGACACCCTCGTCTAGGCGAGGATTGACAATTAGGTCACCAAAAAATAAATAAGTTAAACATTAAAAACAAAAAACAATGAGTTTAAATATACCGGGGTTTGCTCTACAGCCAAGTGCTACTAGAGTACCAACCGCAACAAACTATATGACAAGTTTTGATTTTTTAAATCAATATTTGCCAGACACATACGAAAAGGAATTTGAGAGATATGGAAACAGAACTCTTTCTTCTTTCTTAAGAATGGTAGGTGCTGAGATGCCTTCTAATTCTGACCTTATTAAATGGGCAGAACAAGGTAGATTACACATTAAATACACAGACGTAAGTACTCCTGCTGCTGCTGCTGCAACTTCTGCAACTTTTACTGTAGCTGATGCTTTGATTCCTGCTAACCAAGTAATGGCTGGCGCTGGAACTGCTTCTAATATTGCTATTAGAAAAGGTCAAACAGTTATGATATCTGGAAACGCTGGCTATGCTGGTATTTCTAATAAAGGTGTTGTTACTACTGTGGCTGCTAATCCAGGCGCAACTACATTTACTTGTTCTTTCTATGAGAACGGTGGATATAGTGGTGTTGGAACAGGTGTTGATGCTAATGAGAAAGTAAGTGTTTTCATTTACGGTTCTGAATTTAAAAAAGGACAAGCTGGAATGGAAGGTTCTTTAGAGCCATTTGACACTATTCTAGAAAACAGCCCTATTATCATTAAAGACAACTACGCTGTTAGTGGTTCTGATATGGCTCAAATCGGATGGGTAGAAGTATCTACTGAAGATGGAGCTAATGGATACCTATGGTATTTAAAAGCAGAGCACGAAACAAGAATGAGGTTTGAAGATTACTTAGAAACTGCAATGGTAGAAGCTGTTAAAGCAACAACCGCTGCTGGTGGATCAGGTGCTGCAACTGCAGGATTTACAGGTTCTGAAGGATTATTTTCTGCTATTGAGACAAGAGGTAATATCTTTACAGGTGCTATTACTAATTTAGCAGATTTCGATTCTATTATCGAAAGACTAGATAAGCAAGGCGCTATTGAAGAAAATGTTCTTTTCTTAAACAGACAAACATCTTTCGAGATTGATGATATGTTAGCTGCTCAGAACTCTTATGGTAATGGTGGTTCATCTTACGGATTATTTGATAATGACGAAGAGATGGCATTAAACCTAGGATTTTCTGGATTTAGAAGAGCATATGATTTCTACAAGACAGATTGGAAATACCTTAACGATCCTACAATGCGAGGTGGTTTAGTTGGTGGAGCTATTGATGGTGTATTAGTACCAGCTGGTTCAACCAACGTTTACGACCAAGTATTAGGAAGAAACGCTAAGAGACCATTCTTACACGTAAGATACAGAGCTTCTGAAACTGAAGACAGACGTTATAAGTCTTGGATTACTGGTTCTGCCGGTGGTGCTGCTACTAGCGATGTTGATGAGATGAGAGTTAATTTCTTATCAGAAAGAGCACTATGTACTATGGGTGCAAACAATTTCGTATTGTTCAAATAATAGTATAATTTATGGAGGGGAGAAATCCCCTCCTATTTTTTAAACTTTAAATTAAATCAAATGAAAAAAAAGAAAGAAATAAAAGACCGTGTGTATAAGTTGAGAAACGGTCATCAACCATTAAGCCACACGATTAATTCTAGAAACACAAAAAGAAAGCCATTATTATATTTTGATGGCGAACACAATAGACCTTTACGTTATGCATCCAATCAAAAGAGTCCTTTTGAAGATGAGCAAGACAAAAACGTAATATTAGACCCAGTTATTTTTGAAGATGGAATGTTAGTGGTTCCTAAAAACAACCCTGTATTGCAGGAGTTTTTACATTACCACCCAGAAAATGGTTCTGTTTTTGAAGAAATAGATAAAGAAGCAGATGCTCAAAGGGAAGTAGATTATTTAGAGGTTGAGGCAAAAGCATTTAAAATAGCTGCTGAATTAACTATAGATCAAATGGAGACTTTAGGAAGAGTGTTCTTGGAGTTAAGAGTAGATAATATGACTACATCTGAATTAAAAAGAGATGTTATTTTGTTTGCAAAGAACTATCCGGAAGATTTTCTAGATGCCATTGATGATCCAATGTTAGAACTACAAGATACTGTAGTTAAGATATTTGAAAAAGGATTGTTAGGGCTAAGAAACAATGGTAAGGATGTTTATTATAATCTTAAGACTAAGAAGACTAAAATGTTAACTATTCCATTTGGAGATGAACACATACAGACAGTGGCATCATATTTCCAGAAGGATGAAGGACTTGACATATACAAAGCCTTCCAAGAGATGTTAGAAAAATAGGCTATCTTTGTAAGATTATTAACCACTTAATTTTTTAAACAATGCAAAAGTTTTTAAGTATACCAGTTACAAGCGAGCAAAAACAATTAGTCTCAGCTAACGACATTAAATTAATCGAAGTAGGAGATGGAGCCACACCAGCTGCAGATCCAACTACAAAAACTACTTTATTTTACGGAGGAGGAAAAAAAGTAACTCTAACTCACGGTCCAGTAGCTTCTGGAAGTGAAGATATGAGAGATGCTATTCAGAATGGTGTTGTTCAAGTATTGAAACAACAATGGACTGAAGTTATTTTAGAAATGGGTTCTTTACCAAAAGCGGTAAGTGCAATCGTAATAGCTTAAGATATGGAGAAGTTTTTAAACATACCCGTATACCCTCTAGTAACCAATGGGGGTCCTTTAACTTCAGTTACTCCTACAGGCGGTGCTGAATTTGAAATTTCAATGGGAGGAACATTTATAGCAGACGTTTCTATAGGTGACATTGTTCATAACGCAACTGCTGATGAATACTATTTAGTAGCTGCCATAGCTAGTAATACTCAGTTAGATTTAACACCCTTAGAAGGTGCGGCAGCTAGTATACCAGCTTCTCAACAAGTTTTCATTCATTCAGGAACCGTTAACAATAGCCAATTGGTTTCTGGGTCAGGAGTTTTATTAGTAGAGCAAGCTACCACTAGCACTGTCACTATTACCTATGACGCAGCAGCAGCAGTTGATGTTATTACTTTAATACACACTCCAGTTGCTTCAGGAAGTGAAGCAGTTAGAGATTTGATTGAAGAATCAATAGTTAAAGGCTACTCTTCTAGTTGGACAGATGT